AACTGGATATCCGCGGTCAGCGCGTCGATGAAGATCGTCAGGTCCATGTACTGGCCCTGAGCCGACTTGCCTTCCCACGTGATCGGAGTGTTCGCGACCGAGATGTAGAAGTTGCCGTTCTTGGCCGAAATGTTCGACGTCTCAGTCGGCGTCAGGATGTCGTAGTCGGCGCCGGCAATGCTCTTGAGTGCCCACGTCCACGTTCCCGGCGTCTGCGCCAGTGCTTCAGCGAGCAGTCCAACCGGCGGATAGGTGATCGGCGACTCGGTCCACTCCGCATAGGTGCGCTTGTAATTCGCGGTCTTCAGCGTGTTGAATATTCCGCCGCCGCTGCCCTTGGCGTCCGCATCGGTAGTCTGCGCGACGAACACCTTCTTGTTCGACTCGACCCACGCGGCGACGTTTGCAATATAGAGCGGCGCTTCACGCTCGATCGCGAGGCCATACCAGTCGTTATCGACAAGCACGACGGCGGTCAGATCGGCATCCGCGTGCGTGGTCGGCAGCGCTGTGGTGTCTTGGAAGTCTCCGCCGGTGATGCTCGACGGGAACCAAACGGCGCCGGAGGCCGTGATGCTGATGTCGACTTGCGTGGTGATACTGCCGTCCACGGCGAGAGTCGCCCCGGTGACCGAGATGGCCGCGAGCGCGGTGGCAATCTGCGCCGCCGTCTGGCCGTTGGTGACCGTGTGCTGAACGGCGTGAGTGTTTCCGCTCGCATCGGTCAGCACCAGGCCAACTACGTCGCCGACGTTGGTGTCGGTGACGTTGAAGGTCATCGTCTGGGCCGCTTTGTCGGTGGCGCGGATGACCTTGAACACCGGCGGGCGCGGCGACTGCGCCAAGATGCGCTCAGCCATCAAGTAGGCCGGCTCGTTAACTCCGAAACCGTCCGAGACCATTCCCGCGAGATCGAAATACTCGCGAATCAGGTCGGTGTTGTGCGTGTGATACGCGTAGATCGCCGGCGTCGTCGCGTTCGGCACGCTCGGAGTAGCCGAGGTGGCCGTGATGTTGACTTGGACGATCGTATCTTCAAAGGACATGGTTACCTCGCATCCACGTCAACATGAACAGCGTGATCGGTTCCATCGGAGACCGTGCCGTCGCTGATCGCTTCTCCGATCCAGTCGCCAGCGTCGGGGCTCGTATCCTGGTCGACGTCGGTGGCGTTCATGAGCACGTCCATCGACGCCCACGAAATCATTCGTCCGTCGTCTTCAAAGTCTCGCTCTTGCGTGGCTAGGAAGTTCGCGATCGATAGGCCGACGTCGCGCAATGGGCCGGCAACGCTGTCGCGACGCAGGCGAATGCGAACCTGATCCATCAACACGCGCGCGGTCCCGTCGGTTTGGTTCTGGCACTCGATCTGGATCGACCACGTGAACCGGCGCTGGCCCACGAACTCGACGAGCTGATTGTCAGAGCCTTGCGCCTCGTAGCGGTTCTCGTCGACGCCGGCGGTGACGATGGAATTCGCCGAGAGTACAACGCGCGTCAGGTACACGCGCGAACCTTCCTCGAGCGAGCCTCTCCAGACGATGTTAGGCGTGTCGACTGCGATCACGCTTGCAATCGCCGTCTGAAGCGCGGTCCTGATGGTGGGCCAGTCCATCAGTCATCACTGAACGGCGTAGTGTTGGGGACCGGCGGCGACCACGGCGAAACGCCGCGCTCCGAGTAGCCGCGCGACGTCGACGTGATGACCATCGGTCCGCTTGCTGCCGATTCGGTGCCTTCGGCGCCGCTGGCGACAATCTTCGGGACCACCTCGCCCTTGGCGACCTTCTGAAGCCAGCCGGGATCGGTATCCGAGTCGTTGTCCCATGCTCTGTAGCGCCGCTGAATCGAGTCGTCGCCCTTCGACGCTGGCCGATAGCCGCGCACGTTGAGCGCCGTCCACGACGCGAGAACACATTCGCACTCGATCAGATCGAGCGGATACGGCGTCAGGATTGGCGGCGGGAACTGCGGCGCCAAGATGCCGTCAATCCGATCGGCCGCCGCGTCGAGCGCGAGCTGCAGATCGGAGTCGTCCATCTGGCTTATGGCGTAGGAGTCGAGCCCGAGGGACTTCAGCTGCGCGAGCGTGGCGCGGGACATTACGCCTCCTTGCGCTTGGGCTTCGCCTCGGCCTGCGGTTTGACTTCCTTTGTTTCAGGAATGACGACGCTGACGATGTGCGGATCGCGGGCAATCGCGGCGTATTCCTCCCGCGATACCTCGATCTCGATCTGGCGCGAGCGCGGCCAGGTGCGGCCATGCGCCACGTAGCCAGCCTCGAGCATGCCTTTGGCCGCGATCCGCACTGGCTTACGCCTGGGCCGCAATCGCCATGAAGTAGAGGCCGTAGCCGCCGACGCCACGAGCGCGGACGCCCATGATGTACTGATCGTCGTTGAACAGGTTCTCGCTGGTCGGCGAGACCTTCATGTCGAACTGCGGAGCGACGCGCAGCTGCCAGATGAACGCCTTGATCGGCCAGCGGTTGTCGAGGCCGTAGTAGGTCGTCGAGCTCGTTAGCTTCGGGTTCACGATCGGGGTGAACGACCCCTTCAGCACGTTGGTCTGCGATCCCGTGGCCGCGTTCACGCCGAAGGTCGCGACGATGAATTCGGTGTTCGCGAGCTGCAGCGCCGCCTGCTCGAGGTGCGGGTGCACCATGATGGCGCGCAGATTCATTCCCAGCGGCTTGTTATCGCGCCCCTTGAGCCCGCGGAAGTTCTCGCGCATCAGGGCCACATTTGCCGCCGAGAATGCCGATGCGGTCATCAAGTTCGACTGGTTGCTGGTCGTGGTCTCGCCAGCGGTGTCGATCGGATGCGAGGCCGAGAAGAAGTCCACGCCGTCGAAGGTCGTGGTCGTGAAGCCCGCCTCGACGACGGGGGTCATCTGGTCATCCGGCCATTCGCGCGCCTGCATGCCCATCATCTGGGCCGCAGGGCCGTACAGGCCGAGCTGGTCATCCTCGATGTCCGTGCGCTCGACCGCGTAGGTGAGCTCGAACTTCTTGTTCGTCAGGCTGTAGACCTGAGTCACGATGGACTCGACGACGCGCGGGCCGAGCCATTCGCGCATCTTCGGGAACTTATCCATCCAGCCGTGGACGGTCGTCTTCCCGCTCGATGTGACGGTCTGCGCCCACTGTTCGTAGGTCGACTCGCCGGACATGTATCCCTGCTGGTACATGGTGTCGAGGTTCAGGAAGAACGGATCGAGAACTGAAGACCGAAGAGGACTAGCCATTTACGTTCTCCCTGGTTTAGGCGCGCCGGATTCCGAACACGGTCACTTGGCAAGCCGCGTTGGTCGCGTGAACCCACTGCACTCGCAGCGTGCCGCCCGCCGAGATGACTGCCTGTGCGGCATCGATGGACGCGGCGCGCACAAGCAGCTTCGTGTTGATGTTGAGCGACATCGCATCGGTGATCGCAGTCGACGAGTTCAGCAGCTGAATCGTGTCGCCCGATCCGCCGTTCGAGGTGTTCTTGCGGACCACCACTTCGGTGATCTCGAGCTTGTCCGCGATCACGTAGTCGGTGTGACCCGACGACGCATCGGGAACCGCGAACTCGAGCACGACCGGAATCGCGGTGGTCAATTGGTTGTCGGTGACGGTCGCGGCGCGAGCGCCCACGATCTTCGTCGCCAGCGCCGACTCGACAGTCGGGGTCGAGCCGAAGTAGCCGGCCGAGTCCAGCACACCGACGATGCCGGCGCCACCGGTCCCCGCGAGCGTGTTCTCGAACGCGGTCAGCGTGGTGTTGTCGATCGCCGACTCGAGTCCCATCGCGATCCAGGCGAACGCGCCCTCGATCGCGGCGACGGTGCCAGCGATGGATCGGCTGGTCGAGGTCAGCGAGACCGTCTCGTCATCGACGATGTAGGCGAGAGCACCCACATCCGACTGCGCGAAGGGCGAGTCGGTCAGCAGGCGAAACACGCCGGTATGGATCGGGACGTGAGTGTCGCCGTCGTTCGTTCCGCCGGTCACCGATTGCTGAGCGATGCCGACGGCGAGAAGGCCCGTCGCGGTCGCGCCGGGAACGGCGTAGCCGGTCGAATCCAAACAGACGATCGCGCCGTTGTAGATCACGGCGCCGGCGTCTACCGGGTAGGACCGGATAATCGAGAGCGGCTCATATTCCGGGGTAACGCGGCCGGGGGCTGAAAGGGCCATGGTAGTCTCCTAGGCTTACGCCGCGTCCTCGTCTTCATCGTTGATGGGAGTGGGAGCCGGCAGCGAGAGGCGCCGGACCTTGTTCTCGAGAACCTTCTTTTCGTCGATGCCCATCTTTCGGGCGATCTCCTTCTCGCGAGCGGTCAGGACCACCGGCCCCTGCGTGTCCGGCTTCGGCTCGGTCGCCGTCGCCGCGGCAACCGTTCCCACGACTGGAGAGAGCGCCTCGACGTAGGCGCGGAGCAGCGTCAGGCCTTCGGGCTTGCCCTTGAGCGAGAGCGCGAAGACGCGGCGCTTGTCGGTCTTGGCCGGTGGAATCTTGCCGTCCTTGGTCGCCTGCTCGAGGATGCCGTCGAACGCCGCCGCCTCGGCCTGCGCCGCCTGCTTGGCGAGCTCGACGCGCAGCGTCTCGGTCTCAGCCGCCGATTGCTTCCACGCGGCGATGACCACGCCCGCCTCGGCCGCGCTCGCCTTGCCGGTCAAGCGCAAGAGCTCGTCGTGCTGACCACGAAGCGAAGTCACGGCGGAAAGCGCCTCCGCCTCGCTGGCGCTGTCCTTCAGGCCGAGAGACAAAAGAACGGTCTTCATTTTCGGCTCCTCGATGGGGGCTTTCGCCGCCACCAGCGGCGTCATGTTTTTCGTTGCTGGAATGTTGGTTAGAGCGACGTTGAGCAGCCGCTCAGGGCGGCCCTTGTCGTCGGGAACGAACGCGGGCGAGTAGTACAGGTACTCTTTGTCGGCGAGGTGCTTCTGCGCCGCCGGCGTCCACTCGACATCAACGGCGTAAAGCCCGTCGTCCTTCAGCGCGAGGCGATAACGCCCAGCGGCTGGCGCGCGCACCGGCGGATCAGAAAGCGCCTGGTGCTCGTAGTCGATGGTGAGTTTATTGCCGTAGTCGGCGGCGTTCTTGAGAACCGCCTTGGCCGATTCGTCGTCGAAGTCGTAATCGCCTTTGAGGGTGTCCGTGGTGCCATAGGCGAAAATCCGAAACTCCGACGGGCAAGCGCCTTCAGATCCCCCGAGGGCTGCGATGAAGGTTCTGTAGCTTGCCGTCACATACGATACTTCGATTCATAGCTGGAGCTCCGATGCAAGAAGTTTTTATTCCTCCTATCGCTGAAAATTAATGCATGCGGTGGTTGGCACTGGTGAGCGTGGCGGCCTGTACGACAAATGCGACGACGGCGCGAGTGGACATGGCTAAGGCTCCCATCGCCGATCTCGATCCAGCGGCGAGTGACCTTGCTGGGGTTGACTTGGCGGGTTCCGATCTCGCCAGGTCCGATCTCGCCGAGATACCGAGCACCGACATGACACGGTCACGGCAAGACCTGCGCGGCTCGTCGCCCACGGACATGGCGCAGGCGCGGCAACCCGACATGATGACCGTCAGCACCGTCGACATGGAGATGTGTTTGATGCCGCTCGCCACCTGCACCGACGCCAGCCAGTGCTGCAACGGCTACGGGTGTAGTTCCTACGCCGGCAGCTCGTCGAAGAAGTGCTGGGAAGAGCTCGGCCAGCCGTGCGCGCTGGACCTGGACTGTAAGCCTCAGCAGACCGGGCCGGCGCCCATTTGCCTAGACCCAGCTGGCGCTAAGATTTGCTGCCAGTGGACGACGGTTACGAACGGTTGCGGCGCAGGGCACAATCAGTACTGCCACAAGTGCTCGACGTCAGGCGCGTCGGTCTGCGACCCGTGCTAGAATAAAGCTCGCTTCATGGTCGGGCGCAGGCGCGCGATCTCGGCTTAACTTAGTGCCGAGACGATTGGTTCGAGTCCAACCCTGGCCCCTAGGCGTAATCCCCATCCGCCATCGCCCGAATCGCGCGCACCAGCTGCCCCGTCGCGAATAGCGGCGTGTCGCCGGCGATGCCAGCCGCGCGCCGCTGCTTGATGGTCGCCGACGAGAGTGCGGGAAGATTCGCGGCGCCGGTCTCGATCCAGTCGCCGAGTTCCTTGCCCCACTTTCGCGCTAGCGCCTCGACGGCGTCGCGGTTGCCGGAGTACTCGGCGCGCATAGCCTCCGTCGATTCCACCTTCAGCCGCTCGACGTTCTGATCGAACCACGTCCGCAGCCATGAGCGTTCAGGGACGCCCATTCCCATTTCCTGAAAAAACGCGACGTCAATCAGCGGTGTTGAGCTCGCCTTGCCCGAGTAGGCGTTCTTGGGCTCGTTCGTGTTGTGTTTGCCGCTGGCGATCTTGACCGCTTCCGCCGTTGCCTCGGCCTCATGAATGCCAACCGTGACGCGATGCTCTTTGACGTGCTCGGGCGCGCCGCGGAGAATTTCGCGCACGCGCTTGATCAAGCCTTCGTTGAGGCGCAACTCAGCCTTCAGCTTGATCATCAACCACCGGCGCCGCGACGCAGCGACAGTTCCAGTCCTCGCCCGGGTAGTCGTCCTCGCCGTTCGATGAATCCTCCGCCTTCAAGAGCGGCTCCGACCATTTCGCCTCGTCGCCGTCAAGCGCGAGGTGCTCGGACCGCACGGCTGAGTCTTTCTGCGAGATCCAGGCGTAGGAATTCACGCCGGCTTCTTCCTGCGTCTCTCGGTTCATGTCGGAGAAAGCGAGGCCGAAGGCCAGCGTCGCCGATGCCAGCGCGCGGCCGAGCGAACCGTCTAGACCATCGTCGAGGTCACGATCGAGCATTTCGACATCCTCGCCGTCCCACTCGTCTACGATAGCGCCGGCGCGCTCCACGCTCGCGCCCATTTGCTCATCGACGGCGTCATAGACTGAACCCGTGAGCTTGTCTTCCTGCGGCTGGAGGTCATTCGAGAGCGGCTTGGATGCAATCGCTCGAGCTACCTGCTTGCGCGCGCTATCGGCCGTCTTTGCAGCGGCGGCGGCGACGCGAGCCCGCAGATCGCTTGTCTTGAGCAGGTGGCGGCCGTGATCGCGCAAAGCCTCAGCGTCAACGGGCGCGCCCATCTCGGCGGCGTGCTTTGCCCATTGCTTGACGACGGAATGAAAGCTGCCCAACGTTGCGGCTACGGCCAGCCGGATGCGCGCCTCCGGTCCCGGTGGGTGCTTGGGTGCGAGTCGGCGCAACCGTGCAAGGCGCTGCCGACGGCGCACACGGGCGAGCATTAGCCAGCTTTGCGCGCCGGCGCCGACAAGGGGCGCCCACTCGGCGAGATAAGCAGCGAACGTTCGCGCGGCGCTTCGTCTCCGAGGTGCAGGCGGTTCACCATGTCGATCGCCTGCGCCGGCGTGATGTGAAGCGCTTCACACGTGCGGCCGAGAGCGACGCCGATACCGGCGAGAATTTCGCGACCGTCCCAGCCGTCGTTGGCCGCTTCATCGGCGACGGCCTGCAGGCACTTGTCGATCTGGTCGGCGACGTAGTGCGCGCGGCTCTGCATATCCTTGCGAATCAGTCTCACTGGTCGCCTCCGAAAGGCTCTTGGGGTTGCGCTTGCTGCTGTCGGTTGGTCTCGCCCGGCGTCGGCTGCGGGTCTTTGGCGGCCTCGAGATCGTTCTTGGCCTGCTGTTCCATTTCCTTGACAGACGCCGCTTGAATGCGCTTCCGCGATTCGACGTCGATCACCTCGCCGACGCTTTGACCGGTGGCGAGCGCAATCGCCTCTTCCTCGGGCGTGACTATGCCCGCCTGAATGCGGACGTTGGACGCATTGGCCCGGTTCATGTCGGCGGTGGATTCGGCGACTTCATCGTCGGGCGGATCGACGAGGTAGCAGGGATACGGCGCTAAGTCGGGGTTGCCGTAGTTGTATTCGACGAACTCGCGGATCCCTTGCTCGAGCAGGCACTCGGTCAGCTTCTCGTTGTCGCTGGCGCGAATGTCGGCGCGGACCGCCTTGCCCGGCTCCTCTTGGCTTCCGAGTCCGCCCTGCCCGTCCATCGACATCGTTTGCCCGAGAAGCACTTGAGCGATCTCTTCGTTGCACCAGGCGATGGCCTCGGGGAACGTCTTGTAGCCGGTGGACTTCGCCTCGATGAGCTCGACGGCGTATTTGTTGCCGTCCTTGTCCTGCTTGGACTTGACGACGGTGTTCGCGCCCATCTTGGCGACACTATCGACGTAGCGCTGTTCTTCTTTCGTCGACGCGGTCTGAGGCACGATCGCCTGACGGATCGGCTTGCCGTAGATCTCGTTGTAGTTGCCCCAATCGCTCTTGTTCCAGCTGCGGAACATCCACGGGTCGAGCAGTGCGCGCAGGTTGCCGAGGAGAAAGGCGCGCTCGTAGCCATAGGGCGTGTAGACGATCCACTTCGTCGACTTCTCGGGAACGCGGACTAGCCCTCGGTCATACGTGACAACGTAGTAGCTGCGCGTGGTCCACAGCCAGTAGTAGAACTGCGGGTGCCAGACCTTGATGCGGAACGTCCAAGGGCGCTTGGTCGTATCCCAGATCTTTTCGGCGATGCCGATGCCCTGCGTGATTCCGTAGCGGTGTAGCTCCTCGAGCGCGGCGCGCGGGAACATGCGCGGCCAAAGCTTCTCGAGGTCTTCGGCGATCTTCCCCGCCTTGGTCGAATCGTCGGCGGCTTCCATCTCGAACGGCGCGCCAAACAGGCCGGCCAGGCGTTGCTCAAAGGCGCCGCGAATGCGTGCGTCACGCAAGATGCTGTCGCCGAGTTTGCCGGCGTTGATGAATTGCCCGTTGTCGAGCTCGCGCACAATCGCGTCGATGATCCACTTGCGGTCAGGCGGTGGTGCACCATAGACGGGCAACTCTTTGAACGGCACCAGCGATTGCGGCGGTGTCATGTCTTCTTGCGGCGCATCCTCGGGGAGAAGCAGCTGGCCGCCATACGGCACTAGCGTCGCCATTGGGAATCCTCGTCTTCCTCGTCATAGGCGTCCTCGTCGCGACGACCGCCGGCGGTAACCGTTCCCTCGCCGAGCGTCACGGGCTCGTTCAACATGAGCTCGGTCAACGCCCACACGAGCGCGTCAACGCGGTTGGGGCTGCCGTCGTAGCCGAGCGGCGTGAACTGGCACTGTTCGTCCTCGAGCGCGTCGAAGGCGCCGACGTGATGGACCTTTCCCTGCTCATAGAGCGCCGCCACCGGCTCGGCGCGGACGACTTTGCCGCGCGAGGCATGAAGCATCTTCGTCGCGATCTTGGTTCCGCTGGCCTTCGCTGCCGTCGACAAAACGTGCTCGCACATTTCGCCGCCGTAGTTCTGCTCGTAGACGAGACGATCGGCAGAGAACTCCGAGTAGGCGATAACGGAACGCTTACCCCAGCCATCAGGAGACATACGGCAGCTGCGATCGGCGAGAACGTAGGCATGCCCATCGACTCCAAGGCCGGCGACCACGATCCCCTGCTCGTCGTTGTCTTCCGTGTGGCCACCCGACGGGTCCACGGCGACAACCACGCGGGCCAGATCGGGGTGTGACTTCGTGCGCAGCTCGTCGAGGCGCTGCCGCGTCCACAGTGCGCCCGGGACGTCGTCGAGCACTTCGGCGTAGAGCTCTTGGCGGCCGAGACGGGTGCCTTCGTACTTTGCTTTGACGGCGTCGAGAAATGCCGGTGCCAGGTTGTCGGCGTTGTCGTAGGTGCTGCCGCGCGTAACCGCCGTCGTGGTGGCCTTCAGCAGCTCGCGAACGATCCGAACCGGCTTAGGCGTGGTGGTGACGACGCAGCGGGGGTCATCGCCAAGGCGCAGACCGAACTGCAACATGTCCCACGCGTCCGGGTATCGCCAGGCAGCGAGCTCGTCACACCAGGCGCCGTCGTGCTGCGGACCGCGCAAGCGTTCGGGCTCGTCGGCGGTGAAGACCGTCGCGATGGCGCCATTCGGCCAGGTCAGTCGACGCTTTGACGGCTCATACAGCGGCTTGAACCACGGCGGCGAGATCGCCAACAGTCCCGATTCGCCTTCGACCATGACGTCGCGCGCGTCTGCAGCCGTCGGCGCCACCAGCGCGATCCTTGAGCGGCGCCCGCTTTCGATTTCCTCGCGCACCCACTCGGCGCCAGTGCGCGTCTTGCCGAAACCGCGGCCAGCGAGAATGAGCCACGTGCGCCACGCTGTCGCTGGTGCCAGCTGCTCAGGCCGCGCCCAGGCGCGCCATTCGTAGCGCAGTCGCTCGTGGAGCTGCGGCGGGATGGCGCGCATGACTGCGTCTACGCCAACGGCCTCGAGCGCAGCCTTGAGCGCGCTTTTACCCACCGGCGAGCTTTCGCAGCATCGCGGCGAGGTCGACTGAGACAGTCACCGGCGAGCCATCCTCGCCAGTGATTTCCTGCTTGGGCTTGCCGTAGAGGCGATTCAGAATCGTCTCAGCGGCGGTGACGCGCGTCCCGTGGTCGACGTAGGTGCCGACCTCTTCGCCGCGGTAGTGAACCACCGTCTCGGCGTCGAGCGCTTCGATCAGCCGCTTGGCGGCCTTCGGCGTCGCGCACTCGAGCATTTCGCGGATGTGTTCAGGGATGCGCTTGCCGCCGTGGCTTTCTTTGTTGCCTTTCGCGAACCTCCCGTCGGCAGTCCGGCCATCCGTCGGTTTGGTGCTATCGCCCACATGGGCTACTTCGATTCACACTCCATCGCCGAAGTCAACCCAGCCGCATAAAGAACTGCGCGAATACTTCCGGCCAGCATCGCTCGAGATGACCTGGCCGGTCGCGCTCGTCGATTTGCACGAGGCACCGAAAGCAGCGGTACATCGGCCGCGCCACGTGTCCCATCGCATAACCGAGCTTCTCAGCGCGCGACATGCGGCGGTAGGTCTTCGCGGTCATAACGTGGACACAGCGACGTGAGGGGTTTGATGACGCTCGCATGCGTCACCCTCCCACGTAATGGTCATTCGTCGCCCTCGCCCGGTTCTCGCTCCGTCCAGTGCTTGCGGACGCTCGAGCCGGCCAAGCTGACGAACGTACCGTCTTCGCGAATGCGATCGACGATCCGCTCGCCGACGCGCGCCTTGAAACTGGCCGCGTCGAGGTTGGTGGTGATCAGCGTCTTGAGCACGCGTTCGTAGCGGGTGTCGAGGAGCGTGTTCAG